TTCAAATCCATGGTCGATGAACTTCGAGACACATGGACTAAAAAACAAATATTCAGAACAGAAACAGAAGCAAGATTTTCAGTATTACAAGATAATCGTTATCCAACTAAAGCTTCTAAATATTGGCAGTGTGTTAGAGAACAATCTAGTTACCTTGATAATTTAATGGTGTTATCATTTGATTATAGACGTAATGAAGCAAAAATTAAATGGTTAGAAAAGAAATTAGAAACAGAAACTGATGATTATAAATTAGAATGTTATAAAATAGATTTAGATGAGAAAATATTCTCAAAAGCTTCTATGGAACAAGTTGCAAAAAATAGAATTAGAGAAATTAAAATGTGGTCAAAATTGAAAGCAGAATTTGATGATGGATCATTTAATAATAAAGATGTTAACCAACATCAATTAGAATCTTACCATAAAATGTATCAAAACAAAGCAAAGACTATTACTCCAGGAACATCAGAAACAGAAGTATTTAACATCGTTGGACAATTACAATCATTAGAGCGAATTATTCAAACAGGAGAATTGGGACATACCAAAACGGAGGAACTACCAACATACGGTAAACCCAACTCATAAGTTTATGAAATTCGACTTTATCTTTCTAGGACAATCAGTTCTGAAATACGAAACACCATTAGATGTGTTCACTACAATCAATCAAATATACGAACAAAATTTTAATACTTTACATAAAGCTAATAAACAATTGGTTGGTAAAATAGCTAATGAACATTCACTATTTTATGATGGGGAAGATGAATCTAAAGTACAACGTCATAATAGATTACCTATGAATGTAACAGCTTGGTTTTTAGAAGTATTTAAACACTATCTAACTTTCAATAAAATTAGAGAATATAAATTAAAATTAAATTCAATATGGGTAAATGAAATGAAAGCCCATGAATATAATCCATGTCACGTGCATACTGGCACTATTTTTACAGGTCTATCTTCGGTAATGGTATTAAAAGTACCTAATACTTATGGAGTTGAATATTCTGCAGATCATGCTCCACAAAATGGAAGATTACAAATTTTAGGATCCTCAAGTGGTCAGTTTGCAAAAATAGATTATCAACCACCAATGGATGTTAGAGACTTTTATGTATTTCCATATGACATGAGACATTGTGTTTATCCATTCAATGGAACAAATGATACAAGAAGAACATTAGCTGCAAATTGCGATGTTCTATATAACCCAATTCAAAATAGAGGAGCATAATGATACTAACAGAACCACGTTGGAAATCTTTAATCGTTGAAACAACAACTCCAATATTTACACCAGAACAATGTCAGTTAATTATAAATGCAGGTAGAGCTGAACCTCAACAAACTGCTCAAGTTGGTGGAACTGCAGGAGGAACCGTTGATACTAAAACTAGAACTTCACACATTAGCTGGATACCTTTTGCAAAGATGCAAGAGATGTATAAAGTAATTGAGAACATTATGTTAAAAACAAATAGTAATCATTTTGGATTTGATGGCATGAGATTAACGGAACCCGCACAGTACACGGAATATCCAACGGGTGGATTTTATGATTGGCATATTGATTCTGATGTTAATTGTGTAAATGAACCACCTATTAGAAAAATATCTATGACATGTTTATTATCACCAGAAAATGAATTTGAAGGTGGTGGACTTGAATTAATGTCGGATGGTAAAATTGTAAGACCTAAACAAGGTCAAGCAATATTCTTTGCAAGTTTTATTAGACATCGTGTAATTCCAATATCAAAAGGAATTAGAAAATCATTAGTAATGTGGTTTGGTGGGCCTTCGTTTAGATGAACAGAGAATTATTTTTTCCAACTCCAATTTATATTAAAGATGTAGGTAGTCCTGCATTTAATCAAAAATTAGAACAAGATATCATTGCTTGGTCAAATAGAGATAAAGGTATTAAAAGAACAAATGTAAACGGCTGGCATTCAACATCTGATATGGCTGATTATCCGGAATACAAAGAACTCGTAGATATATTATTTCAAGCACAACGAGATATTTATAAAGAAGAACATTTAGATTCAGAACCATTTTTAGGAAATATGTGGGCAAATATTAATCCACCAGGTGGATATAATAGAACTCATATTCATCCTAATTCATTATGGTCAGGAGTTTATTATGTTAAAACTCCAAAGAACTGCGGACATTTAAAATTAGAAGATCCAAGATCAGTTGCTTTAATGACAAGACCAAGACAAGTTCCAGGTGAACAACCACAAAGACTTTGGAGAGAAGTACACTATGAACCAGTTGCAGGAAGATTAATTATGTTTCCAGCTTGGCTTAATCATTGTGTAGATCCAAACCAATCTAATGATATTAGAATTTCAGTTAGTTTTAATTTTATGCAAAAGTGTTTTGTAATATGAGTTTTCAAACTAATAAATATCAAGTAATTAAAAAAGCAATTCCATACGATCTTGCTAACTTTGTATTTAACTATTTTCTTCTAAAGAGAGACGCTGTTAATTATATGTATAGTAATAACATTATAGCTGAAAATTCATTATTCGGAACGTGGAAGGATCAACAAGTTCCAAATGTATATTCTCATTATGCAGACTTTGTTATGGAAACATTACTTATGAAAGTTATGCCTATAATGAAACAACAAACTAATTTAGATTTAATTCCTACATACTCGTACGCGCGCGTGTACGAAAAAGGTTCTATTTTAAAAAGACATAAAGACAGACCATCTTGTGAGATATCTACAACATTAAACCTTGGTGGAGATGCTTGGCCAATATTTATTGATCCAACAGGATCTAATAACGTAATAGATGAATATAAGAATATAATGAAACCAGGTGCTCCAAAAGGCATTAAAGTAGATTTAGAACCAGGTGATATGTTAGTTTATTCTGGTTGTGAACTAGAACATTGGAGAGAAGAATTTACAGGTAATATTTGTGCGCAAGTTTTCTTGCATTATAACCATGTAAATGGACAGTTTGCACAATCCAATTTATATGATAAAAGACCTTTATTAGGATTACCACCATTCACTAAAGTAGTGTAAATCAACAAATCTGGTGGTATAATAAAAGCTTATGCCAATATCAAAGCTACAATTTAGACCAGGAATAGATAAACAAAACACTCAATACGGCGCAGAAGGTGGCTGGGTTGATTGTGATATGGTCCGTTTTAGATACGGAGTTCCTGAAAAAATAGGTGGATGGGAACCAGCCGTTGGTAATAACTTAATCGGCGTTGCGCGAGACATTCACACTTATACAGATTTAGCTGGTGACTCATTAGCTATTATTGGTACAGATAGAAAACTATATACATATTACGATAACAACTTTTACGACATCACACCTTTATCAACTACTATTCCAGCAGTATTTACATTCACATCAGGCACAACCATTGTAAATGTTCTTGCAACATCTAATGGTGCAATCACTGGAGACTTTGTTACATTTTCAGGAGTTACAGGAGTTAGTGTTGTAAACATTACAAATACTAACATGGCTCAAGAATTTGAGATTCAAAATATTGTTGATGCTAATAATTTTACAATTGATGTTGCATCTATTGCAACACCAGGAGTGGTAACTACATCTGGATCAGCAAGTGGCGCTGCATTTCAAATAAATGTAGGAACAGATATTACAACAATTGGTAATGGATGGGGAGCCGGTGCTTGGGGATTTTCAACTTGGAATACACCAAGACCAACTGGAGTTATTACTGCAAATCCTAGAATCTGGCAGATAGATAACTTTGGTGAAGATATATTAGCAACAATTGTAGGTGGTAAAACTTATTACTTTGATACATCTGCATTCTTACCATCAAGAAATACTAGAGCTACATTATTAACTAATGCTCCAACACAATCTAATTTTATGACTATATCCCCAAGAGATAGACATGTGATATTCTTTGGTACACAAACAACTCCAGGAACAAGTTCAACTTATGATCCAATGGCAGTATTATTCGGTTCACAAGAATCTATTACTGACTTTATACCTAATGCAACGAATACAGCAGGATTTCAAAGATTATCATCAGGTAATAGAATTGTAACAGCAGTTCCAACAAGAGGAGATATATTAATCTTAACTAATACATCAGCTCATTCAATGCAGTTTGTGGGTCCACCATTTACATTCTCATTTAAACAAATTGGTACGAACTGCGGAACTTTATCAGCACATTCTGCCGTAGAAGCGGAAAACGTTGTTTACTGGATGTCAGATGGTGCATTCTATCTGTTTGACGGGGTTGTAAAAGAAATTCCATGTTCAGTACAAGATTATGTATTTCAAGATTTAAATGAAGATGAACATTCTATTATTTATGCAGGGGTTAATCTAGACTTTTCAGAAGTGAATTGGTTCTATGCATCAAGTGGTTCTACTGCAATTAACAGAGTTGTAACTTATAATTATCTTGAAAGATTATGGACTATTGGAACTTTAGCTAGAACAACTTGGGCTTCTAAAGATATATTCTCAAATCCATTAGCTACAAAGTATATGCCAAATTCTACAACACTTGCACAACCTACAGTTATTGGTTTAACTGCTGGAGTATCAACACTTTATGATCAAGAAAAAGGAACTAATGATGATACAGATCCTATTATTGCATATGTTACTTCCGGTGATGTGGATATTGTAGATGGAGATAATTCAATGTTTATTAAACGTTACATTCCAGATTTTAAAGATCAACAAGGTAGTCTTAATATGCAATTTTTAGTAAGGCAATATCCAGGTTCAGTTCAAACTGTAGCATCAAGTACAGTTGTATATTCTACAACAACTAAAGTAGACATGCGAGCGCGAGGGCGACAGGTTGCAGTTAAAATTATAAGTTCAGATGTTGATACTAAATGGAGATATGGAACTCTTCGTATAGACGGTCAACAGGATGGTTTAAGATAATGGCTAAACTAGATCAACCCAGATTAGCAAACGCTACAGCACAATATAGTCAACAACAAATGGACCAGATTATTAGAACACTAGAGCAGATGGTATTACAATTAAACAATACCTTTACACAAGATGCTCAAGATATAGCTGAAGCTCAAACTTGGTTTATGTCTGGAAAGAATGGCTGTTAATGAGTTGCGATAATGTAAATGTTACTACACAACCAGTAAGCATCGGTGGAACTAATTTAGATGCATTTGGAAGATTAAGAGTATCAGAACCTTACACAATGTTTGATTCATCAAACAGATATGCAATAGATAATCAATTTGATACATCTACAGTAACTGGTGGATCTATTACTTTTTTACCTAATGAAGCAGCTGTTCGTATGGATGTAACAACAGCATCTGGTGCTGAAGTAGTTAGACAGTCTTATAGATCAATGCTTTATCAACCAGGTAAAGGTTTATTAGTTCTTGCGACTTTTGTAATGAATACTGCTAAAGCAAATTTAAGACAACGTGTTGGTTATTTTGGAACTGAAAATGGACTTTACTTTGAAGTAACTGGTGCTGCACCTGGAACTAAAGCTTTTGTAATGAGAACTTATGTTGGTGGTTCTGTAGATAATACAACAAGAAGAGTTGAACAATCAGCGTGGAACGGGGATAAATTAGATGGAACCGGTGCTAGTGGTTTAACTTTAGATACTACTAAATCACAAATTTTATGGTTTGATTTTGAATGGTTAGGAGTAGGTAACGTTAGATGTGGATTTATTATTAATGGTCAATACATAGTTTGTCATACGTATCAAACAGCAAATATTCAATCATCTGTTTATATGACTACAGCATGTTTACCAGTAAGATATGAAATAACAAATACAGCGGCAACAGCAGATGCTTCTTATTTAAAACAAATTTGTTCGTCGGTTATGTCTGAAGGGGGTTTAGAACCTGCTTCCATAGATCATTGTGCAATAAGATCAACTTCTTTAGCTTCTGTTGGAACAACATTATTACCACTAGTATCTATTAGACTTTCTTCATCTGCATTGGGTGCAATAGTATTACCAAGTGCAGTTAAAATTTTACCAACTTCTGCAGATAGTTTTGAAGTACAGCTTGTTAAAAATGCAACATTAACTGGTGCTGTTTATTCTACTGTAGCTTCTGATGCAAACGTTGAATTTGATGTCTCATCTACTTCCATGTCTGGAGGAACAATCGTACAAGTAGATTATGTATCAGGAGATAATCAAGGACAAACTGTTTTAAATCCAGTTTCTGCATTTAACTGGGATTACCAATTAGGAGCATCTCTTACGGGAACAAGTGATGTTTATACTATTGGTGTGAAGACTTTTACAGGAACCGGAGATGTGATAGGTTCTTTAACTTTTTACGATTTAACACAATAATACCATGAGCAACATATACAGAAACGCATTCTACGATCCGACAACCACAGCTAATACAACTGTGTATACTTGTAATGCAACGGCAAGAGCAATCATTCAAAATATACAAATTGCAAACGAATCAGGTTCTAAAACAGTTAGAGTTCATGTTTACGATTCATCTGCAGCTACAACTTATATTGTTGCCTATGCTGCTATTACAGGACCAACAACTTGTAATTTAGCTAATGGCCCAATCATATTACAAGAAGGAGATGCACTATTACTTGACAGTAGTGTGACAACTAGTGTAAGTGGTACTATATCAATAATGGAAGTGAATAGAGGATCATTAACAACATAATGGAAGAAATAAGAATAATTTGTGATTCACAAATCACAATTAAGAATATAAAGACAGGACATGTCTATAGAAATGAAGAAGAGGTTAAAGCAGATTTAAATGCTAAACCTGAAGATATTAAACGTGACGTTAAAATTATAGTTCCAACTATTCCTTTATTTAGCAAAACATGATTTTAGGAGATAGTTCGGAATACGAATTTTTTGATGAAGCAATTCAATTATTAAAAAATCCAATAGGTGTAAGTGTTGAAATAGGTGTTCGTCGTGGTATGGGAACTAAATGCATTATAGATGCATATAGAAAATATCATCCTAATATACTATTAACTCATTTAGGAATAGATCCTTATGGAAATATTCTTTACAGAACATCGGATAGTGATAAAGGCGGAAGATTAGATTATACAAATAAAATGAAACAAGATGCATTACTTGCAATTATAAAAGATTATCCAGAATTTAATTTTGTTAATTTAGAAGATTCAGAATTTTTTAAAAGATATGCAGATGGTTATCCTATTTATAACTATGAAAAAAAATTATTAACACAATATGAAACAGTTCATTTTGATGGTCCGCACGATACAGAATCTGTAATGAATGAAGTCAACTTCTTTTTAGAAAGAAGACCTAAACAATGTGTGTATATATTTGATGATATAGATACTCATGATATTGACAAGATAGGTGAACATCTGATATGGAATGGATTCAAACAGTTTAAAAAAGGTAGTAGGAAAGCAGTATATATAAATGAATCCTAGAGGTGGGACAGAGATATTAAAAGAACAATTGATTGCTCAATTAGAACCTGGTTCTATTGATGGAATTAATTTAATTGGTTCTATTTGCCATCCATCATTAGTTGAAAAAGATAAAACAAATATTCTTTGGCAACATTTAAGTTACGATCAACCAAATGTTCAATACATGAAAGATCGTAAATTTGTAGATTCAATAGATTATTTTATTTATGTAAGTTCTTGGCAATACAATAAATTTAGAGAACATTTTGGAATTCCTGAATACAAATCTTTTGTTATTAAAAATGCAACACAACCATTTGAAGTAATTCCTAAACCAAATTTAACACTACCAGTTATTCCTCAAAACAAAATTAAACTGTTGTATACTTCTACACCATGGAGAGGTCTTACAATTCTTATAAGAGCTATTGATATTTTAAATAAAACTAGAGATGATTTTGAAATAGATATTTATTCATCTACTAAAATATACGGATCTCAATTTGAAGAAAACGAAAAAGGTAAATTTGATGCACTATTTGATAAATGTAAAAATACTAAAAATGTTAATTATCTTGGTTATGCAGATAACAGTACAATAAGAAAAGCTTTAACAACATCACACATTTACGCCTATCCATCTATCTTTGAAGAAACATCTTGTTTAGCGGTCATCGAAGCGATGAGCGCGGGTTGTCATGTGGTGACAACGAATTACGGAGCGTTGCCGGAAACGTGTGGAGAATTTGCAACAATGATTGAATTTGATTCTAGTGGTCAAAACTTAATTGAAAGATATGCAGATACTTTAAATTCTGTAATTGACAATTATAAAAATGATCTATACAAGGAAGATCTAGAAATGCAGATACAATATTATAATAAATATTATTCTTGGAATACAAGAATACAAGAATGGAATAACTTTTTAAATTATGTCAGAAATCAAAAAAAAGCACATTAAATTATTTGTAGCAACACCGGCATTTGGTCATATGGTTACAACAAACTATATGAACAGTATGATGAAATTTGTATCAAATTCTCATCCAAGATTAGCAGTATCAACAGCATTACACCTTCAATCAGGAATGGCACTTGTTACACAAGCTAGAAATAATTGTGTTGCATCATTTTTAAATTCAGACTGTAGTCACTTTTTATTTATAGATTCTGATATTGGTTTTGAACCAGAAGCTATTTATAGATTATTAGAAAAAGATGTACCATTATGTTTAACACCTTATCCAGTAAAAGGTTATGGTGCTAATAATCAATTACAGTTTATTGTACACTTTAAAGACAAGGATAATGTTAAAGTAGATAAAGATGGTTTTACAGAAATAACAGCTGGTCCTACAGGATTCATGATGATTAAGAGAGAAGTATTTACTAAACTAGCTGAAGTGTATCCTGAAAAGAAAACTGTTAATAAACAACTTGTAGGTAATAAAGTAGAGATCATGAAAGATGGTTGGTATACATTCTTTGAAACAGCACAAGATCCTGAAAATGGTTATCTTGGTGAAGATATATCTTTCTGTACATTATGGGTTAAAGCAGGCGGTAAAATATATGCCGATGCTATGACACCATTAACTCATTTTGGCTCACATTCCTATCATGGTAGTTTAAGCCTAATGTTTCAAAAAAAAGATAAACCAGAATCTCTGGTTGACGAAAATAAGAAATAGTAGTAAAATCAACCTTTTCGCTTAACTCCAAGACTAGCAATCTTGCTAAATTTAATATAATGTTATTAACAATATGCAAGATTCAAACGGTATAAATTCATTAAGACAAGCTAGAGAAATTCTAGAAAAATATGCTCCAGAAGGAGAGCGTTTAGCTTATATTAATGATGATGAAGCACGACTTTTAAAATATATGGGTGGAGCTGGTATACCAGTTAACTCATCAGGAATACCTTCTTATTTTTTAAAAAAAGTATTTAAACCAGTAGCAAAAATTTTAGACAAAATAGTACCAAATGAAATTAAACCTGCACTACCATTTTTGGCTGCAGCAATACCTTTTGTTGGTCCTGCAATGAGTGCAACTCTAGCAGCTTTAACTCCAGCTCAAATGGCTTTAGTCAGCGCTGGCGCTAATGCGTTTTCACAACTTTCTCAAGAAGGAGCCGCTCAACGTGGATTAAATCCAATATCATTAGGCTTATCTGCTTTATCTGGATATGGAGCTGGTGCAGGATTACAAGCTCCTGGTGCAGCTACTGCTGGAAATATTGCCGGTAATGTAGGAGATATGGCAATTAAAACTTCTGATTTAGCAAGTCAAGGCTATTCAACTCTTAAAGGAATAGATGATTTATCTCAAGTAGGTATTCTTACACAACCTGCAGGACAAGCATTAGCATTTACTCCACCAACACTAACACAACAACTTTCAAATTTAGGTGGAAGTGCAACAGAATTTTTAGGGGGTTTAACTAGACCTGGAATGCAAAGTATTGAAAGTATAGGATCTAAACCTTTAAGCCAAGTTACAACAGGTGAATTATTAAGCGCTGGTAAATTATTAGCTCCAGGAGCAACTATGGCTTCTGGTGAATTAGCTTACAATGCCGCTTTAGATGCTAATCAAAAATATCAAGATCAATTAGCTGCTATGGGCGCTTTAGCTTCATCAAACAGACAACAACAAATAGATTATATTAGATCTGCTATGCAGAAATCTGGTTTTAATGAAGATGAAATAATTAGTGCTATAACTAGATCAGGATTTAATCAAGGTGGTTATGCTGGATATGCTGAAGGTGGTATAATGGATTTAGGTGGAATGGAGATGGATTATAGAGCAAAAGGTGGATTTGTTCCAATAGGTAAAAAAGAACGTGCAGATGATGTACCTGCTAGATTAAGTAAAAATGAATTTGTATTTACCGCAAAAGCTGTTAGAAATGCGGGTGGTGGAGATATTAGAAAAGGCGCAAAAAAAATGTATCAGATTATGAATCAACTAGAGGCTATGGCTTAATATGGTAACTACACCAACACCTACACAAGTCACACAAAACTTACCTTCACCTTATTTAACAGGAGCATTTACTGCACTTGGAGAAAGATTATTACCTTTACTTTCAACTTCAGCTGCAATTCCTACAACTACTTACGCACAACAAGTTGCACCTGAAAGTCAATTACAACAACAAGC